TCACCGCTAAGTCTGGTCTTGCTGCACTTCGCAAGATCAAGGATGGCGATGGTCGCTACATCTGGACTGAAGGCGGAAACGCTGCTCAGAACCAGCCAGCAACCCTACTTGGCTACCCAGTCTACGAGAACCCAGCAGTTGCCGCAGTTGCAACCGCCGCTTTCTCACTAGGATTTGGACACATGCCTAGCTACAAGGTTCGCACCGCAGGTGGAATCCAGATTGCACAGTCTGGTGACTTCGCGTTCGACAAGGATGTAACCACATTCCGTGTCACCATGCGCGTAGACGGAAACCTAACCCACACTTCACATGTTGTGAAGTTCAAGGGTGGAGCAAGCTAAACCCTAGCTAAAAAGCTGAAAGACCCCTAGCGTGTAGGTTCGCTGGGGGTCTTTCTTTTGCTATGCTGGGGACAAAGAAAGGCAACCTACATGTCTAAAATAAAAGGGACTGTTTCCGTATTCTCAAACTCGCCAGGACAGCCAACAGGCTATGGCATCGCTGCTGAAGCACTAGTACAAAGACTAAAAAGAGACGGCGCAGATGTTTCTGCTATCTCTAACTACGGAAACGAAGGAATCAAGACTCAGTTCGCCACAGAATACGGCGATGTCCCTGTTTACCCTCGTGGCTCTGATGTCTACTCAAACGATTCAGCTATCTTGGGTCACAAGCACTGGAGAGCGCTAAACAAGAAGCAACCCGACCTGATGATTACTCTTTACGATGTTTGGGTATTTCAAGGCAAAGGTTGGGATGACATAAATGTTGCATCTTGGACACCGATTGACCATAGCCCAGTTCCACCAGCCGTAGCTAAGTGGAGCGCAAAGCCAAATGTCACACCTCTTGCAATGTCAAAATTCGGTCAGAAAGAGTTAGAGGCAAAGGGCATAGAGTCCATCTACATTCCTCACTCTGTAGACACCAAGGTATTCAATCGCAAAGACAAGATTGCTAACCAGTCAATCGAAGATTACATGGGCTTCGGTAATGACCGCTTTGTAGTTGGCATGAACGCGGCTAATAAGTCTGGTGGAATCATTCACCGCAAAGCCTTTGGCGAGAACCTTATGGCGTTTGCTATCTTTGTCAAAAAACACCCAGACGCAATCCTCTACATTCACACAGATCCAGTTAGTCCGCACGGTTGGAACCTAATGGCACTTGGTGAGATTCTAGGCATACCCAAAGACAACATGGCTTTCGTAGATCCAGTCAGCTACCGTTTCGGCATTAGTCAAGAAGACCTAGCTGGAATCTACAGCTCATGGGATGTCATGCTTGCTACAAGCTATGGAGAAGGATTCGGTATCCCGACAGTAGAAGCTCAAGCCTGTGGCGTGCCAGTAATCGTCTCTGACTTTGCTGCTTCGGCTGAGCTTGTGGGTGACGGATGGACTGTGGGCGGTCAACCTTTGTATGACAACTCTCAGGGAGCTTTCTTCAACATTCCGTCAGTACCGCTAATCGTGCAGGCTTTGGAAGAAGCCTATGCAAGAGGAAAAGGAAAGTCTGACAAGGCTATTGAGTTTGCTCAACAGTATGACCACGACTTCGTGTGGGACAAGCACTGGACACCAGCTCTAAAGAAACTACTGAAGTGATCCCAGTCCTAGGGTTCTGCACGCTCAAGCGGTTTGACCTAGCTGAGAGATTGCTGGCTTCTATTGACTATCCAGTAGAGCATCTAGTAATTGTGGACAACTCAGGCACACAATCTTGGCAACCTAACAAGCCAGAACAAGTAAAAAACCTTTGGCTAATCAGAGTGCCATTCGGTTTGGGTCTTGTTGGAGCCTGGAACCTAATTATCAAGTCCACGCCTTATGCGCCCTACTGGGTGCTGGTAAACGATGACGCTTGGTTTGAAAAAGGTGCTTTGGAGATTATCAACCAAGATGCTGATTCAGAAGCATTGTCATTCCCTGACATAGTGCCAGATTGGTCCTGTATCGTGCTTGGAAGCAAGGTAGTGGAAGAAGCTGGGCTGTATGACGAGCGTTTTTACCCTCTTTACTTTGATGACAACGATTACGAGCGCCGAATCCGAGAAAAAGGGCTTCAAATCAAGCGTATTGAGGCAAAAGTGCATCACGAGAACAGCTCTACGCTAAAAAGTGGCTTTGAAAGCCAAAATTCGGTCAGTTTTAGGGCTAATCAGCAGCTTTTTGACCAAAAAGTGCTTGAAAATGACTATTTAGAAGGCAACTGGAGCCTGAAAGTAAGGAAAAATAACAAATGGGACTAATTTACACAGGCGGAACCTTTGATTTGTTCCACGCGGGTCATGCAGAGTTCCTAAGACGCTGTTCTGAGCTTGGCAGAGTAGTTGTAGCGCTAAACACCGATGAGTTCATTGAAGAATACAAGGGCAAGCCGCCAGTTATCAGCTACAGAGATAGGGCAGATGTTTTACTTGCCTGTCGCTATGTAGATCAGGTCGTGCCTAACATCGGTGGCACTGACAGCCGTATAACCATAGAAACTGTTATGCCAGACCTAATAGTTATCGGTTCAGATTGGGCTAGGCGCGATTACTATACACAGATGGCTTTTGACCAAGACTGGTTGGATGACAGGGGCATCGGGCTTTGCTACATTCCGTACACACAAGGAATCAGCTCCACAGCTATCAAAGAGCGTATGCTGTTTAGGCGATAGACTAGAGCTAGATTTAGCAAAGGAACCCAATGGCAATCACCAATGGATATGCGACCCTAGCTCAAGTAAAAGGCGCACTCCGAATCACAGACAGCGTAGATGACTCTCTACTAGAAATGGCTATTGAGTCTGCCTCAAGACTTATTGACGGCTACACCTACCGTTCCTTCTACAATGCAGGGACAGCAACTAGAGACTTTGTTGCATCAGATTCCTACATGACAATCATTGACGATTTGATTAGCCTCTCTGAGCTAAAGACAACTGACGAAATCGGTAGCGAGTATGTCACTTGGGGGACAGCCGACTACCAGCTACGCCCAGTAAACGGAAAGCAAGACGGACTGAACACTCCGTACACCAGCATCCTTTCTACCGATGACTTACTGTTCAATGTTGTTGGTGAGCAAGCTCTTGTTCGCGTGACTGGAGTGTGGGGCTGGTCAGCAGTTCCAATCGCTGTGACTCAGGCAACCATCATTCAGTCATCCAGAATCTACAAGCGTCTTGACTCGCCTCTTGGTGTTGCAGGATTCGGTGATCTTGGAGCTATCCGTGTTGGTCGTGCGCTTGACCCAGATGTAGAACAGCTAGTCATGCCATACCGCATTATGAGGAACTTCGCCTAATGGCTTCTATCTCAGACATTCGCGCTGGGATTGCCACTAACCTGGCATCCATTACTGGGCTTCGCACATCGGCAGAAATCCCTGACAACCCAAACCCGCCTGTGGCTATCGTGTCTCTGGATTCGGTCAATTACGACAGAGCCTACGCCAAGGGCATGGTGGACTACAGCTTCACAGTCACCGTAATTGTGGGCAGGTCAGCCGAGCGCATAGCCCAGAGGACACTAGACACTTACATCTCGACAGGACAAAACTCTATCAAAAATGCGATAGAGTTAGACAAGAGCCTCGGTGGTGCAGCCTACGACTGTCGAGTCACTTCATTGAACTCCATTGGTTCAATTCAACTAAATGACAACACATATTTGGCAGCAGACTTCACAGTCACTGTCATAGCAAACTAGGAGAAATCGTGGCTAAATTTTACGCTCAGGATTACAAGATCACCGTTGGAACTGCTAACCTCAGCACATCCTTGGCTTCTGTAACCCTTGACATCACCGCAGACGAAGTAGAAACAACTGCTTTCGGTTCGTCTTACCGTACACGCATTGGCGGACTAAAAGACGCTTCTGTATCACTTGACTTCCACCAGGACTTCGGAGCTGGAGCTGTAGACGCTCTATTGTTCCCACTTCTTGGCTCAACCGTAGCTGTAAAGATTGTTCCTACTTCTGGAACCATCACCGCTACCAATCCTGAGTACTCAATGGACTGCCTAGTCACCCAGTACCAGCCATTCGCTGGAGCTGTCGGAGACCTAGCTACCCTGTCAGTAACATGGCCTGTATCTGGTGCTGTCACCAGAGCAACCGCAGCAGCCTAATCCCTGCTAGGATTCAGCTATGAGACTAAACCTACAAGTACAGTACACAGCTAAGCCTGACGAGGCGAAGGATCTTGTTTGCAACCCATCAGACATGGTGAAGTTGGAAGAAAGATACAACATCTCGATAGCCAGTCTTGAGAACAACATCAAGATTACTCACTTGCTTTTCCTAGCTTGGGCAAGCGAGTCCCGCACTAAAGCAACTACTCTTTCGTTTGAGGAGTGGGTGGACACCGTAGAAAGTGTTAGCCCGTCTGAACAAAAAAAATAGTTGGGCTTGGTGACTCATCAGCTCATTGGTACATCGCCACATTAGCTGTAGAGACAGGCATCAGTCCTCGTGAGCTTATGGAGCTTGACGAACGGATGCTCTGGACCTTGGGTCGGTATCTCGTTTGGAGAGCCAGCCACCAAGCACCTAAGCGCTGAGAAGAAGCACCCTTCGGGGTGCTTCTTTTTTGTTCGGTAGACTTAGGGTAGATAGGCGGACTAAATGGCATTGAAACTTTACACAGGGCGTGCAAGCGCTTTAAAGGTGTATGCCTCTGACTATAAAAAGTTCATTACAGAACTCAATAAGGTAGACAAGACTCAATCGCTTGAGCTAAAAAGGCGCTATAGAGAGATAGCCGCAAAGGGTCAGAAATCAGTTAGAGACGAGCTTGAAGGCCTTACCCGTCAAGGACCTGCACCAAAAGGTATGCTCCACGGTGGCCGTACTGGTTGGGGAACTAACTACGGTAAGACTGGCGGTGCTGTAAGCGGTGTCAAGCGTTACCCATACAACTCGGTAATGATTGAGGCTTACAGTAGACCTAAAAGAGGTCAGACAGGCATTGCTCGGTTGCGAGTTCGGTCAGCAGCCACAGTCATTGCCGACTTAGCTCAGAAGTTTCGCGGAATCCGTGAAACACGAATGTACAAGATTCGCCTATTTGGTGGACCAGAAATTTCTCGTAGTCACACAACTAGCTATAAATCAACTGCTTACTTTATTCGCAAATTAGGCGCAATTATAAAACCCAGCAAGAGAAAAAAGTCAAGAAATGTTTATCCAGGTTTTGACAAGGCTTACCCAGAAATGAAGAAGGAAGCCGAAATAGCAATCAAAAAAGCTGTCAGAATAGTACAGACAAATATTGATAGGACAACTCGATGAGCAACATGTTCTTGAATGTGGTCAGCACATTCAAAGGCGATGGTATAGCAGCAGCCACTAGGCAACTTGGCGCGTTTGGCAGGCAAACCAGCGGATTCGGTTCTGTTCTCGGCAAGGTCGGTGGCGCGTTAGCTGCTTTTGGTGTTGCTACAAAGGCTATTCAATTTGGTAGAGAATCTATTACCTCTGCTCGTGATCTTGAAAGAAACCTCTACGCCCTAAATACGGTTTTTGATGACCTAGCCCCTGGCATGAACCAGTTTGCCAAAGATGCTGAAAATCTTGGTCTAAGTCAGTCCAAGGCTGCCAAGGCTTCTGTATTTATTGGCTCGGTTCTAAAGCAATCTGGCTTCGCCATGAGCGATGTTGCCAAAGAGACAAAAAACCTTGTAACACTTGGTACTGACCTAGCTGCCTTGTATGGCTACGATGTCCAAGAAGCTTTGCTTGGTATGACCGCACTATTCCGTGGTGAGTACGACCCGATTGAGAAGTTCGGTGTCGCTATGAAGCAGAGCGAAATTAACTCTGAGCTTGCTGCTAGAGGACAAGACAAGCTCCAAGGAGCTGCTCGCCGTAATGCTGAGCAGACTATTCGGTTGGAGCTTTTGTACCAAAGAGCTGCCGATGCAATGGGGGCTTTTACAGGACAAAGCGGAAGCCTTTACACAGAGCAAAAGAAGCTCGGTGCAACATTTGAGAACATGCAGGCACAGATTGGTACTGCACTTCTTCCTTCAGTAGTAGACCTAAACGAAGCACTACGAATCATGCTCGTAGAGATAACTCCATTGCTAATTAGCATGTTCGAGAGCATTGCAGAGGGACTAGAGGGTGTTGTTGGCATTTTCAATGACGCTATGGACCCTACTACAGAACTTGGTGAGAGCTTTGCTGCTCTAAACATCCAGGCAGAATCACTTGCTCAAACAATGGGCGCGGAAGACTTCAACTTTGATGTTTTTGAGTTTGGTGCATTAGTAATCAGAAGCGTTGTGGACTTTGTACACGACCTTATGAGATCACTAGAAGATGTCATTATTCATCTTCAGGTAGCTGGCATAGCTATAAACGATTTCTTTACTAACCGTGACAAGTTCGACAATACCGACTATGTCGCTATGCGCAATGAAATGATTGCTATTGCAGATGGGGCAAAGGACATCCGCCTGAATGGTGAGACTGCCAGTGATGCAATCAAGACTATGCGTGAGGGTGTTGAAAATGCGGATAAAGCAAAGCTACAAAATCTAAAACAACAACTTAACGGCATCCAAATTTCTGCTGCGTACGCTGCTCATGAAATAAATGTGATGAGGGAGCGAGCAGGGCTTCCACCTATTGGTGGCACTAAAAAGACTGATACAGACACTGATACAGATACCGATACTGACGGTGCAGCTTCTAAGGCTCCAAGCCTAAGCGGACTTCCTGCCCTTATTGCCGCATCAAAGAAAAACGAGAAGGTTCTAAAAAAGGAAACCGCTTTACAGGGCAAAAACCTTAGCAAAGAAGTAGCTGAATGGATTACCAGTAGCTCTACCCCAGTAAAGGCTGCCAATCAAGCACTAAAGAAAATTGCTAAAAATGGCGATAAAGCAATCAAAAACCTAACTAAGAACTATCAAAACTCTGCTGCTGGTCAGCAAGCTGCTGCTGCTGCTTATACTGCCGCCGAAAACGCAAGAATCGCAGCAGACCAAGAGCGCGACAGAATAGCTGATGAACTAGCCCGTGCGGAGCAAGCTCGTATAGAAGGACTAAATCAGCTATATGCTAACTTCCTAGACACAATCAAATCTACTTTCGGTGGCATCAAAAATGCCATCATGGGAGCTTTTGACATTACAGGTCTTGGTGGATCTACAAATGCCATTATCCGCAACATGAACAAACTTCTTTCCAAGGTAAAAGACTTTTCTAGGAACATCTCGCAGCTTGCAACTATGGGTCTTGACCCAGCACTACTACAGCAGGTCATTCAGGCTGGTCCTATGGCTGGTGCAAGACTAGCAAGCGCTCTAGTATCAGGCGGAGCAGGCGCTTTAGGCCAGATAAACGCAGGATACGGACAGCTTGGTTCCCTAGCCTCTGAAATTGCGACCACAGGCGTTCGGTCCCTTTACGACACTAACGCTCAGCAAAACCAGTACAACATCACCGTCACAGGCGGAGTCGGTTCTGGAGCCACCATCGGTAAAGCCATCGTAGACGCTATCAAGGACTATGAGCGCACCTCTGGTGCTGTCTGGCAGGGCGCGTAATGCCAGCTCCCGCAGTAAAGGTAGAGCTTGGTGTAAATCAAGGTCAGAGCGACCCACTTGGCTTCAAACTAGATGATGTTATTAGAGGTGTACTCGATAACACGGAATACACACTAAGTGGCGAGCGTTATGTAGACATTACAAGTCGGCTAGTAACAGCTCAGGTTCGCCGCGGTA